ACAAGCATCACCGATCCACTGTTAAAAGCAGGAGACAACATCACTATCTGGGATAACACACCAACCGTTGAAACTGGAACGATAGCTTCAATTTCTGGTCTCACGTTAACCATGACCGCGAACTTAACCAACGCTTATCAAGTGGCGGATGGCGCACTTGTTAGGCGGAACATGAAGTTGGATTTGAGCAAGTGTAGTAGCGAAAACAACATTCCAACATTCAGTTTTTACGTGCGAGCCAACAACGCAACAGCGTTCAGTTACCCCGTTATACTTGCCACTGACCGCGCAACAAGTTTTCCTGGGGTAGCTGACAATTATTCAAGGATTCAGTTAGACGATTATTTTGCTCCTACAGCTAACAAATGGGTGCACATTAGCGTGCCAATAGGACCTCACTACGCTTTAGATCCTTCTCGGCAACTCCACGACGGTTCAGATGAGTTCGAGTGGACAGCAAGCGGTGGAGGAGTTACATGGTCCGAAGTCAACTTCATTTGCGTAGACTTAACAGGCAACAATGCGTGGGACAAATGGTTTGATGACATGCACTTCAGCGGCAAAATAATCAGAGAAGCATACGACACGAGCGAGATAACTGCCACCAAAAAACAACACATGAAACTGTTCCGAATGGACACCGCCGTCGATGACACATTAAAAGCCAGTGACGACTCAGGAACAGCCGCGAGGCTTTGTCGCGCAGAACTGCTTAGAAGAGCGCAAAACCCGATTGTCGCCATGATTCAAATCCCTTTGGCCCAAACCATTTTGCCTGGGCAAACCGTTTACATCAAGGCTTGTGAGCAAAGCGATGGCACATACCGGATTCAAAAAGACATGCGGATAAAAGAGTTGAAACACATTTTACAGTTGCCCCACCCATTCACCGTGTTGAACTTAACCGACGACGTAACTAACACTCATGCTTTTGGTGCGCCCACCGCCCACAGTTTATTGATGGAGTATGCGGGTGCGTTGGGCCACGCTGAAGCGAAAGACTTGAAGGTTAGTGGCATTGACAATTTGATTCCAAGGTTAAGTAAAAGCTACTAAGTCTCCAATTTTTCTCCATCTTTCCAAACCCAATAACTTAACAATACAAGCGCGAAACCCATCAATACTTGATAAAGCAAGTTAAGCATGCCATCGACTCCTAGGCCTCTTTTTTCTACTTCTGGAATTGTCACAACAGACACCAGAATGATGAGAAAGTTCAAAGCAAACAATAGGAAAACCCATTTTCGCATAACCTTGATTTTCTGTTCTGTGGCTATTTAACTTTTTTTGGTGTTTTTTTATGTGTCAGCGCAAGCCCTCTAACTCATGTAGAATATCAACGTAACTTTCTTCTATTAGCTTCACGTCGTGATGTAAATCCTTCCATTCGTCTAAAGGAAAGAGCCAGTAGCGTAGTCTTCGCCAAAAAGTGCTTCTGTTATGTTTCTTCAGCTTAAGGTATTCCTCAAACTTCATTTTTCTATGTCATCCTTTTTGAGCCACTTCTCAAACCATTCTTTTAGTTCCTTTGCGACTATATGTATTTCTTTGATAGGATAGTGCTGTTTGGAAGTTCGGTTCTTTGACCAATAAATAGACCACTCATTTGCAATCCAGAACGGAAATTCTTGGCGCATCTCCTTAGCGTCTTGCATGCTTAAGGCTAATGCAGACTCAGTGAAGTTCTCTATTTCTTTAGCTATTTCGGGCGGAAAATTTTTCGCAAGTTTCTTTATGGTTGCGTTACGTTTTCTTATTCTTTCTTGTAGTTCTCCCATCTCTTCTAAACCTCCTCCTCCTTTTCCTTCTTAGAAAAATAGCCTTTTTCCTCCATTTCTTTCAAAACCTCTCTCGCTCCTTCTCTATCTCGGAAATAGTTAAAAGCATGTAGTTCTCTTTCTAAACTTTTCTTTTCTAACCATCTTCTTAGTTTTTCTATGAACTTCATTTTTGTATGTCTTCCTTTTTCAGCCACGTCTCAAGCCACTCGATAATTTCGTTAATGCATGCATGCATGCCTATTTTCTATACGACACCACAAACCCTTTTGGTTTCTTGCCATTCTTTTAGGAATTTTATGAAGTTCCGAATTTGAGTAATGGCTTCTTCAGGGTTGGTTGATAAACCCACTTTCTTAACTATTCTGATATATTGTTTGATTAATTTCTGCAATTCCGTTAACTGTTTAGCCTTTTCCAACTCTTCTATCATCTGCTTAACTTCTTCATGTGAGAGTGCGCGTGTGTGTGCGTTCATTTCTCTTTTCCTCCTATTTAGTCTCTCCATTCTCTTAGTCTCTCTACAGTCTCTCTCTACTATCAATCAATAGCCTCTCCACTATCTCTTTAGCCTCTACACGCACGTTCACACACGTTCTCTATCGCCTCAAGGTGGCTCATCATCTTTCACTATCACGAAATGCATTAAAGAATTTTGGGGAACTTCTTTAGGACCTTCATAGGCATCACAGAACTGCATGATGGTTGCTTTTCTTGGATGCATCTTCATGTAACCGTATTCAACAAGCTTCTTCAAGTATTTGTTGACTGTTCGGTCGTCGCCTCCAACGTGTTCAGCGATTTCAAGTTTAACGTCTCGGATTAAAGCTTCTTTCCAGTAGCCTCTTTCTTTGAGGTGGGTTACAAGCCATTCACATTTAACTTTAGTTCGACTTTTCATTTTGTTGGTTTATGTTTACTTGCCAACATCATACTCGCTGGGAATAAACTCTTCCAACACTTCACGCCAATCCTTCAACCAATCAGCATATCCATGAATTTGTCGTCCTGCCTCTGGCTTTAGCCTACTAACCATTTTGCTGAGCCTCACGATCTCTCGCCTAATCATCTCTAATACTGCGATACAGTTTTTTGCGTGTTCCACACGCCAATCACGGTCAGCCTTCATTTTTCCAGTTGTTGTCGAACTGCCTTTCCTAACGCTCTGGCCATTGGAAGCGGAATCTTAGCAATCAGCCATTTCTTATGCTTACCAAGTCCATCGCCTACGTAACTTTTTTTCCTTTTCCCGCTTTTTGATGGATAAAAGTGATGGTAAATTACTTTGTTCGCGTCTTTAGGCACAAGGAATGCTGGAAAATCACCCCAAAAACACCGCTTCATGTGTTTATCTCCTAGGAACGTGCAGAATTTTGCTTTTCCCAGATACTTTTCAAGTCTTGGCACATTTTCCATTAGCCAGAATTTTGGGTTTGCCTGTTTTACTATTGCCAAAAAAGCATTGACTAACCCCATGCCCTCTCCTTTGGGGTCTGGGGGTCTTTTCCAAGTGTGTCCAAATACATCGCCTACAACACTGAAGTCTCTACATGGTGGACTACCAACGATTAAATCATAATTTGGAAACTGTTTACCTTTGAGATTTTTAACGTCTTCAACAATAACTGGGTGATTATAAAGTTCTGCAATTTTTGAGTTTATTTCCACACCCATAACCTCAAAGCCTTCCAATACCAAACCATCGCTCCAGCCACCCAAACCGCAGAACAAATCTAAAGCCTTCATTTTGCGAGGGGCTTAAATCCTTGACTATGCAACTGCTCAAGTAAACTCACTGGCTCATAATATTTGCAGAACTGCCACTTCAAGTTTGCGTCGCCAGTTTTACCTTTGCCTCTGGGGCGGAAATAAGATGGGTGACGGCAACGGTTGAACCGTCCAATTCCATGTTTGCAACGACTACACAAACTACTCATTTGGTTGTTCTATAGTTTCTATTGTTCGGAATAGTGTGTAACCTTCTTTTCTACATAATGGACATGCTTGCGAATGATAGTTAACTGGAACGTGTCCGTGAACCCAGCAGAAGCGCAAACCCATTTTTTTATCTTTCTTTTTGTTGTGTTCACGCACCACTTTCTTCATGTTGCAACTTTGACATAAACCCGTAAACCTTTTTTTATGCGTCTTAGCTAAGATGGGTTTACCGCATTCGCGGCAAAAATACTGTTTATTCCAAGCCATTATGGAAATTTTCCTTGAATCTCCTTCTGCAACAAACAGTTCAAACCGTTTCTCCTATGGCACGTTATGGCTTGTCTGCATGTTTCAACTTTAATTACTTCTACGCCTACGTGGTTGACTCCTAACCGTTTCGTTTCTAACTTAGCCATGTTTTGAACGGCGGAACACCATAAACTAAGTTTCATTGTGTGGTGTCAACAAGCCTCAACTTTCGATTAAGACAGTGGAAGCAATCGACGTGGTGAAAGCAACATTCATCTATGAACCAACAGTAAATAGACCCTTGAGGGCAAGCTTTCATTTTTGTTTGTTTTTTGGCGTTAGCCTCGTCACCCTCCAGCCACCGTCGTAGGTGACTTCCACGTTGAATCTGCGTCGAATTTCTGTGGTTAACCATTTGGGCGGTGTCATGGTGGCTTAAACAAAACTCAACACTCTAAAATTTTCTGATCTGCGCTTTACCTATTTCTGCTCGTCTGAACCAACCACATTTTTGTCCATTTCTTTTCATGCGCTTGTCTCTCCAAACACCACTGTTTTTACAGCAATTACGTTTTCTTTCTGGTTGACAAACATACCAATATTTACAAAGTTTCATGGTCTCACACAATTTTGGCATCCGTCGTGGCGAATCAACCCTTCTTCGTCTAAGCCAAGCGGAAAATAGTGGACTCTGGGTTTGCCGTCTCGCATCACGTAGTGTTTGCCCATCGTCTTAGCTGAGTGAAAGCATGCGCGTAGCTTGTTTTCGTAGATGTTGAAGCTGAAACCCATGAACCGGGGAAACTCAACTTCCAAATCTTCTTCCCGGACACCACGACTATATTTGCGTCTCATGTTCTCGTTTGGATGCTCACGAATCATCTTGACTGTGCACTGTAGAACCAGAGCGTTGGCGCGTAAGCCTTTCGTGGTGTAGTCTTCAAGACTAGCCTTCATTTTTCTTTAGCTAACTTCAATTTAGGACTTGGAAATAGTGTTACGTCTTTGCCAAGTTTCATGGCGTATTGAATGTCTCTCATAATATGCTCTCCTATCTTACCCTCGGGGCAATAGACGAGAACGCAGTCAGCCTTTTCTATCGCTGGATAAAATTTTTGTGAAGCTATTTTGTAGCCTTCTTCCGTGTTCCATGCTCCAGGAATTTTGTTAGGCACAGCCAGAATCACGTAAGGTTCAAATTTACATGAACCCAATATCACTATCTTAGGCATCTTATCTTTGTTTGTAGATTACGCATCCACACGTCATGCAAAACCCGAAGTTGCTTTTAGGCATCCACTTTATGCTATGGCTTCGACACTGAAAGCATGCGCCTTTCCAGACACGCCACAAAACAGCCTTATTAGTGCAGACACTCATTGTCTTGGTTTTCGCCACAGCAAACGAGGAACAGTAGTGAACTTCCATCCTTCCTGTGATAGCGCACCACGTTTACCGATAGGAACAGATTCTAACGCCTTAACGAGCCAGTTTCCTTTGCTTTTCTTCAACACTTCAACGCAGTATTTGCCTTTATACCAGCGAATCTCATTCATTTTAGACACTCCAAAAGCTCCTTTAACAGTTGGTTGTGACCTATCTCCAAACAAGCCACAAAATCGGATGGAGAACTAACGTTTTGGCAGTCATTAGAAATTTTTTCCATGCGTTTTTGGAGTTTCCGCTTAGTGTCCATACGCCACTGATAAACCGCATCATACCATTCATGTAGCAATTTTCTATGTTCTAAGACTTGTTCGGGACTTGCGTTACCCCATGATAGGGGTTTTAGTCTCGGAAACGGTTTGAAAGCACCCTCTTCCTTCTCAGTCAACATTCACTTTCTCCATAATTGCCTTAGTATCTCTCGATTCCGTTGCTTTGCTATTTCTAAATATAGTTCAAGTATTGTTTTGTTCAAAGTTGAACGCCTTCTTCCTTTTCCATTTTTTTAATCCTGTCCGGATGCCGGTAATCCCCTCCGAAGGGACATTTTTCGAGTGCGTTCCAGTCTCTCGCCGGTTGCCCGGTTAATTTTGTCACGTTCAAGGTGACTATGACTCCTTTCTAAAGAGACAAGACCCATTCCAACGCTTCAATCCAACCTTCGTAGAACTTGTGAAGAGTGTTGCTTTGTTTTCTCGCCATTTCTTCATGGTTTAGTTTAGTTACATGGAGTCTTGCCATAATCTGTTTTCTTTCCTTTTTGTTCATGGTTGTGACCATCCCCCACCTACTCTTTCTCAATTTCTACGACTGGAACTTCTTTGGTTCCGTGAGAATGATGGTTGATGGCAAAGTAATTGTGGTCGATGTTGGATATGGCTCGGCTAAGTTCAGTAATCAATTCGTAAAGCGGTTCTTTCTCTTTTGGCGTTACTTTAAGGAAGGGGTCATCATCTAAGAACTGCACCTTCATGCCTAAAGATTTGAAAACCTTCTTTTGACATTCTAAACAGATTCCTTGCTCTTTGTCTTCGGTTTCTTCTACACACATTACACACTTCATTTTGCCACCTCCTTCCGTTTTTTGTTGTAAGCCTGAACCAAACGCCAATATTTCGGGTCGTAACACGCTTTCATGCGACGAAGCCACCATGCAGTAGTAGCCTTCATTTTCTATTTCTCCTTCAGAAACTCCAAAATCTGATTTATCACTCCGTCAAAATCGTCTTTCACCTGGCTGTCCCAAAACTCTAACACTTTGAAACCGTCTTTTTCAAGCAAGCTTTTGCGCCACGCATCCTTTTCCCTGCGCCTTTCACGTTCATGGCTTTCGCCGTAATGTTCAATGATTAGGTTATGTGTAACCAGCGTATCAACCTTGAATTGGTGGCCGTCCTTCGTGACTATGACGTGTTCGGTGATGAACGAGATTTTTTTGTCAGCTAAACCCCCTTTCCCGAAGCAAACGTGGAAGTGGGCATCTGTGTATTCTTTGGGTGCGAAACGTTGCCAACTCAATGGCTGGCCTCCCTTAGCTTCGTCAAACCCTTCTCAATCAAGTTTATGCCGTCACGAATTAGCTGAAGTTTTATCGTAGCTTCCGCCAAGTTCTTTCCAAGTTCACGTGCTTCTTTAGGGGCCATGGGCGGTTGCGGAGTTCCCTTTACCTTTGGAACTTTCCAGTGACTAAGCTTTCCATTAGAAATCCATTCGCCTCCAAACTGTTTGATTTGTTCGTTTATGGCTTCCCATTTCGCCCTTCCAGTTGGCCCGTGTTGATACTCCATCTTGACTGTGATGAACTCGCCGACCTCTTCAAACGTTAAGATGTCTTCGTAGTCTCCTAAAGCCGTCTGCAAATCTTCAACACTCATCTTTTCACCTCATGTGACCAAAAAAACAGGGGGAACCCGAAAAGAAGGGATATGCGCCTACTTTTTTCTGCTCAGCAAACCCTTCAAAGCATAGTAGAGTATTGAGGCTATTCCAGCCAGCAGACACGCTTGCCTTATCAGGGTTTCTAGGGCAGACTCGTTTATGACGCTCATCTTTTGGGTTCACCCCCTGTCGTTCAAAAACGACCATCATTCTTCCTCATCTACTTTCGTAAAAATTCCTTGTAACTACTGGCCCAGCTTTGGACTATTTCTCGTATTTCGTTTGGTAGTAACGCTAAGTCTACAGTCTGTGCGATTAGCTTCATTATGTCAGTTAATTCGTTGAGTTCTTTTCTATGCGAGCCAAGTTTCGCTATAAGCGCGTTTACCCTTTTCATGAACTCAAGATGTAACATCCACATCATGTTGTGTTCCCATTTTTGCTCCAAAATCGGGTCAACTGTCTTATGATTTACATCCATGTAGTCGCCAAAAGCTTGAAGAAGATGAGGATTATCGCTTATAACTTGATTAGCTCTGTTTTTTAGGTCATTAACATACGTATTTGTCAATTTTCTGGCTTTTTCCCAATCAATCTCTGTCATTTTTTATACACCTTCAAGACTACTCTTAACCAACGGCAATATTCTTCGCCGAGCGCGGGGTCTTCTAGCCACTCAACCGTTATGTCTCTACGAATTTTCAACACGTTCATCGGTTCACCACCTTCCCACACTTCAGACAGTGATAATGTGAACCACGAAAAACCATGCTGACGTGTATTCCAGTGTGGACCCAACAATCAGGACACTGCACCGCTAAGCCTCCTTAGTAAGTGAAATATTCCTTCACTGCGCCCTTGTAACGAGAGTCTATCCCATGGGCTTGGCGAAGGTGGCTTGAACGCCCTTCAGTCACAATTTCACCGCAAATTCGACACTTTGTTCTTGCCATTAACGCACCTCCTTTTGAAGCTCCTCGTAAGCCCGCTTAACGTTCACAGAAGTCTGCGTTGACGCTGAAACTGGGTCGCGACCCAAAACAATCTCATAGTAGCGTTGGCCGTTGTGGCTAACGTATTTGCCGCCCCACTTCCTGATTGCTGCTAGAACGTTTTTGTGGGCTTTGTCGCTTAGCTTCCGTTTTGGGAACGCTTTGATTATTCCGTTTTCTTGGGTCCACTTGAGCATTTCAGCGTAGTACCACGGCAAATCCCTGAAAACAATCAACGCCTAAGCCTCCTTACTTCACCGCCATGATGTCTGAATAAACTTGACCAACCCAATTCTCGCCTCTTTCTTTGGCTATTGCAGCTAAACACTCTTTCAAGGACTTGTGGTTATCCAACTCCACATCTGGTAAAGGTAAACTAGGCATGGGTTGTTTACCCTCCTTCGTTTTGTGAGGTAAGTCCCAATACCAAACGCCTTCCTGTTTGGTAAACCTGAATTCTGCTTTAGAGCCGTCCCTTCTTGTTAAATCTTTAAAGATTTTCTCAATAATTTTCATTTCTAAGTCTCCTTTGCGCTGTTGCGCCGCCACTCCTCACCGATGTCGTGCAACCTCGCTAACTTGCGAGCTAAACTTGGCTTCAACTAGAAGCCTCCTTTGGACAGTTTTTGGCTTTCTCCATGAGATACGCAACGGTGTTAGGGATTGATCGGTTCGTATCTTTTGCGAGTTGCTCTATCTCTTTAAAAACTTCTTCCCGGACTGTTATGCTCTTAAACCCTTTCGCAGGCATTTCCCGGTTTCACCTACGGTAGATTAAAGTAAGAAGTTGTATTTAAAACCTTCGGTAAATTACAGTAGATATGGAACTAAGTTCCAAAACACTTTTTAATGATGAACAATCCGTAATATACCGAATGAATATGCCAGCAAAAGGCTTTAAATCAATAACCGTGAGAGAAGAAGTTTACAACTATTTCTGGGAAGAATGGCAAACCGCCAAAAAGAAATATCCCTTAGAAAAAGGCATAACAAGCTTTTCAGCGTTTGTTACTAAACGTCTTTACGACTTAATTCAACAAGAAAAGAAACGTAATCCTCGATAGACAAATCTTTCTCTTTCGCTCTTTTCTCTAGAAGTTTAAAAACTTTAGCTCTAATTTCAATCGCTTTCATTGAATTCTAACGATATGTGTGGCACTTGACTTAAAAGTTGTGAAGAAAAGAACTAGAACCTTCTTACAGAGACTCCTAACTGAAACTATTCTTTTAGCTTCTTCTTCACTCGCTTCAGATACGCTAACACTTCAGGATCAGTCAACAACTCCTTCGCTTCACGGCCCAACTCCACCTCACGACGCAACGAAACCAACTCCTTATTCAAAGCATCCACCTGATTCGACACCTCAAAACGACTAACCTTCTCCGGATCTTCACTAAGAACATTCAACCAAGGCAAAGCCAACCGATACTCTTTCACAGCATAATCCGGCGTGTACTTCATCTTGTCATAATCATTCGCATCAATATTATGTTGCATCATAAACTCAGCAACCACAGTTTTGGCTCCGCTGCCACGCCACCTAGATCGCATCAAATCCCGGATCTCATGGGGATTCACACCGTAACGAACATGACTAAACCTCTCGCTAAACTCAGAGGCCCAAGACACGTCTCCACACGGTTTCTCTTTACATCTATACCCGGTTCTACCTTCCTCCGGTTTGTAGCCCCTGAACTTCACCGTTTCCCCACCACACTTCCGGCACGGCGGACTAAACTCTTTAATCACGCCAGCTTCTATCGCTCTGCGGTGAAAATAGTGGCGAATATTGTAGGTGCTCAACGGGTTGCCTTCATTATTTCTAAACAGTACTCCGACCGGAGCAGTTGAAATACTTTTCAAGTAGTCTCGCATCGCCTCGCCCCAATCCGACTTAGTGCTCAACAACATGTAAAACGTCTTTTTGTTCCGGTTAGCTTTGCGGCCAGGCAACGGAATTTTGAAGACTCCAACATTCTTAGTTAACGCTTCTAAAACCAACTTCCAATGAGTCACGTTAACGTAAACTAAGTCGCCTTCACCCGCCAACATGTGGGCCTGCATCAAAAACACCGCCCTATACTTTTTGTCACAGTTCAGCAAGATGCGCCTAAACGCCTCAAAATCTAGTCGTCCATCCACAGGCGGCGTGTCACTGCTAAAATGGAAGCTAGGATCGTCTGGCCACGGCGCATGATTGTGCAACCAGAAGCTGCTGATCTGGCTCAAATATGTTTGTTTGGTGCCGAACCTCCAACCGTGACCGTCAATCCACCGTTGCGCTAGACCCTTAATGACGTAGGCCTGTCTGCCTTTAGCATTCACTTGCCAGTCTATGAGTTTAGAGGGCGTTAGGTTCTTGAATCGTTCATCTTTAGCTAAAACTTCTTGGCGGAAACGCTTGAAAACACGCAAACAATCCTTCTGCGACGTACCTATGCGATCCAACCAAACTTTAACACATTCATCATTTTCTAGTGTTGTTTCCACATCAGTCGCATCCCATGAACTCCATCCACATCTTCTTGCCTAAGATAAACGCCCAACAACTCGCGCAGATTTTTAGACGGGTCGGTTTGTTGCTCTGTCGGCTGATGTGGTTGCCACAAGGACAGTTAGCCATCTACTTCAGCCACTTCTCATGGCATGTTTCCATGCCTTTTGAAATTCTTCTCTCCCATGTTTTTTACAGTAAAATTCTACTTCTTTAGTGCCATCTGGTTTTTTGAATGTTATTTCAACAAGACTTTCTTTTTCTCTACATACACAACATTCAGTTTCTCCCATCTTAACCACTTTCGCTATGCTGTTCTATCCTTACACATATAAAACCTTCGCAGAAACACACCATTACGTATTTAAACACATACAAAAGCGTAGCCATTAAAGAACATTTCCACGGCAATGCTTACCTTCGCAAAGTTGCGCGCGCATACCGGTGATTGTTCTTTCTAACGTATTCAAACGTCTTTTAAATGAACAAACAGCGTAAAGCTTAAAAGCACAAGCATATACAACTTTACATGTCTTAGACTTAGCGCGCGCGCATCCTGTTCAATGACTGCCCCTTTAATGTTAAAGGTCGCGTCTTGATAGTATGCCAAATCGAAACCAATCTAAAAACGCCAAGATTCGCCACATCATAAGAACTTTTGTTCGACAAGAACAGTATGACGACTATCTTTTGGTTGAAACCGTCTGTCAAAATAGCCGCGAAGACGTGTATAAACACCTTGAAACTAACTATCCTGAAAAATGTGAGGGGTTGAAGCCTTCGCAAATTCCGGACTACGTTGAAAAAGGAATTGTGTTGACGGACAGCCGGGGACGGGGGGCCTTTCAGAAATGAGTTGGTTGCCCGCTTTTTGCCCTAAATGCGGTGCTGAATTAGTGTGTACCACAAGTGGTTGTCATTGTCCTCATTGCGATTATGATTCCAATAAAGTTGACTGGGAGTCAATACGTTATACCATGTAAAAAAACGGATGGAGGTGAAAGCTTAAGATGAGAAGAATAGCCAAAATCTTGTTGGTTCTCTTTCTCGTGTTCTTCGTAGCTTTGATGCTGTACGCATGGGTTAAACCAGCTAGAGCTTGGATGGACATTACAATTGGACCCTTTGCAATCGGCATATTTGGTGGCATAGCAACAGCAATCACCTCGAACCCCATCTGGAAAAACTGGGTTGTTCCATTCCCAAACCAACTAATCTTAGGAGCCCTCATTCTCGGATTTCCAATAGCTTTTCTATGGCACAAAAGCTTCAACCGCGTCCGTCGAGTATTCGTTAAAAGCGCAGCCAAAGACAGTGGCATGTATCCAACGATGACTGAACCCGTTTCTACACCTGCTCCTGCACCGCAGCCTACACCAACAGCTAAAACCCCAGAAATCCCAACGGCAACACAAGTTGAAGCGCAAATAGACAAAGAGTTAGAGGCCAAGAAATGACACCAATTTCCGATTGGGTGCCACCAATCATAAAAGACGCGTTCCTAGGAACTGAATCCGACAGGAAATACGAAAAAAACATCACAATCATCGGAACTAGAGGCGCATCAAAAACCACTATGCTAGGTTGCATCGGCTTAACTTGTGCAATTAAAAATGAAGAAGACGACAACTTTACATACGACATAATTGAACACACCGTTGGTATGCGTCAAATAATTTCAGATTTGTGTGAAGGAAAGTTTCCACCAGCCACACCACCTGGACACATATACGAAGCCGACATCGTGTTAACTTGGAAAGGCGGTTGGAAAGGCAACAAAACCGTTCACCTACCGCTAATCGAAACAAGTGGCGAAGACATGGAAACCATTATAGGTCCATACCGTAGCCACATGTATGAACAAGTGCCAAACTATCAGCAAGCTGAAAACTTGAACCGAGTAATTATTCAAAGCAACGCTTTCATCGTAGTTGTGCCAGTCAGCAGATCCACAATGCCACTTCCACAAGTTGTAGACCAAGAACCTGAGTCGCTACTTCGCAATCCAGATGTTAACGTTGTCAGGATGCTTGACAGCATCACCAACTTGAGAGAACAAGCGCGAGCTAAACGGCCAGAAGCGTTAGGTATCTGTTTAACCAAATACGATATGGTAAACGCTTGGTTTGAACAGCTTGGAATGAACCTAAATGATCCAGAAGGTCAATACCGTTTTCTCCACACATACTTCCGTCAAACAATGGGTAAACTCAAAAACTATGGCTTAAACAAAGTCCGGTTTTTCCCCATGTTCGTTCAAGTAGCAAAAGAAACCACGCCAGAAGGCAAAGTCAAGTTTGTCGAACGCGCAGACGGGGACGGCCTGCAGATTCTAACGGACCAGAGACACAATATTCCAGTCTACAGCAAAGAAAGTTGCCATGCGTTGATTAACTGGGTTAAAGACATCGGGGACTAACATGGTTCAATGTGAACACTTCATCTACGGCCAATTCGACGGCTTAGGTTACCGCACCATAAAAAGCGCAGGCTTAGATCATCTAATCACACGCAAATCGTTGAGGCACCTACAAGACTTGAAAGGACGCAGCCCAATCCAAACGTTGCTTCCTCTAGAAAAATGTGTAGCAGTCACCTACTTACACAATAACAAAAAAGATGAGATGGGACGCAAAACCGTGTGGAACCACACCATAGTCATATCCATAGAAGACTACTTCAGGTTTAACCCGCCAACCATGTTTGAACCCCACTTCATACGGTGCATGAGTAATCCGTATGGCACGTTGAAACCGTTAAAAGTTGAAACAAAATGAAAGTCATACCTATGACATAAAATTTTATGGAGGTGATAACTTGGAACAAATAGCTTTAGTCGAGGAAAAGGTCAAACCAGATACAAAAAGGTTTACTGCTACTATAACCTTGACGAATTCCAAAAAAGTCGGATTTAGTCGACGTGACTTGGCTCTTTGTTTCTATCCACAAAAAGTGGTAGAAAAAGCTGACAGAACATACACAACTGTAATGCTTGATGGGCGACCTATCCCAATGTCTGATAATCCTAAACTAGTAAAACGCCTATGGGAAATAATACAGCACCGTTACATTCACGACGGCACTGTGAGAAAAGCTTCCCGAACCTCATTTGATTGGGCGAAGATTGTGAAACGACTATTACGTGATTATAACTTAGAACGGTTCTATGCTTATCCTGAACGCCATAAAACTATCACAGGAATCAAAATAACTACAAACACGCCCATATATGATGAGCATGCGGGGATTATAGAAAAGTTATACTTAAGGATTCGAAAAAACGCGCCTCACTTATCACCAAAACCAAATTGTTCTTGGAACGTCGAAGGAACTTGTCCTGTGCCGTTTTCGGAGGAACGTAAATGAGGAAAATTGTTGCTGTCGCCATAGGCATCGGCTTAGGCTTAACCATCTTCTTCGTTGTGGGTGCCTACGCCATAACTGCCTTCGGAACCATGGTTTGGGGATACGTCACCAACCTGCCGCAAACGCTTAGTGGAGTTTGGGCACTCATTCAACAGAACCTCATAGGTGCAATCACCGGGTTCGTTGGCGCGTTAGCTATTTTCGGCAAAGCATACAGTGTCATCAAACAACGAAAACAACAAGCTATTCAGACGGCGGAAACGAAAACCGCTGAAATATCAGGCAAAGTCACGGAACTGCAAACAGCCAAAGACGAAGCCGTAGCAACACTCACAACGAAACAAACAGAATTCACTGACACCGTGAAAAACCTTTCAAACCAACTAGCAGACACACAGAAAGACTTCAGGTTGACAGCAGAAGACAATCTGCGCCTAACTCAGGAACGTAACATGCTCGCAAACAAACTGAAAGAAGCAGAAGCCAAAGCGAAACAACGGCCACTCGTGGGTTAACCATGAAACTAACTTCATCACTCGCAACCATACTAATCATGGCAGTTGCGCTCGTCTGCACAGTAACCGCTTGCATCATAATCCAATTAACCATACAACCAGAAGACAAACCAGACGAAGAAACGAACGATATTCCACATGATGTGGGATCGTGGACATTCACGTTAGAACCGCTGAGAGGAAAACAAACATGAGGTTCTTTAAACAATCTTCAACTAACCCAGAGTTACTTTCAGTTAAAAACGGGAAATTGCTTTGGAATGGGTGTATCTCGTTAGAACAAAACTCAAACTAAAGGTAAGAGGCGTAGAAACATGAAGAAACCAAGACATAGAGGATACTATAAGATTAGATTGAGATTTGACAGCAACGGATGGAAAAACGTTAGCCGATGGAGTTGCACCAACCCAAACGCTACTCTAGATATTGATTAGGCGGGAATGTTGGCGCGTCACCGATACTATCTGAAAGTTGGAAAGCATGAAACACTTGACTAATCACTCTTCGCTGACCGAGCATTCGACAAACTTGAAACAGTGGAGAGCGCGAAGGAATGGGGGGAGCGACAATCGCGGTTCAATCCGCAAGTGACGGCAATGATACAAATATGAATCGCCTCGTTCACGCTCGGTTTTCCCTTCCGACTAGTAAGATAGCGGGAAAGGCGCGTCGATCCTAGAGCCAAAAAAAGAGACAACAAAAATGAAAGCTCTTAAACTTCATGTTTGGAATATACGGCATTGGAAGGAACGAAATAGCTTATGTGGAGACTGTGATGGTTTCAATTGCACCGCACATTGTTGCGCTAAACGCTGTTGGATTTACAAAGAACAACGTGTTTGCCCAGACGAATATACATTCAATCAATGCCCCTTCAATTTTAAGGATAGACGATTAGGTTAAGCGACAAAGGATAATGTCCCAAAATGACTTATGCAAAACTGTGCAAACGTATGCAAAAAGAAGAAATCATAGACGCAATTCTTGTCGAGCTTAGAAAAACGCCTAAAATAACCAACCGAGAATTGTCTCTAAACCTAAAGTTACACCGCAACACCATAAGTAAATACAGAAAATACATACGACAAAACTACTACAAAACGCCAGAAGAAATCGTGAACAAAATAGATCAACGGTTAGATGAAGACTTAGAAACAATGACGCACGCAACATTGCTCACTTATCGAGGTCAACTTGTTCCTAAGAAAATAGAAGCCCAAAGCGTGGAGGAAATACGGGAACTGAAAATTCACATCTTTAAGATAGATGAAGAAAGGGTTAGACGTGAACGCCAACAATGACCATGACTTTAGAACTTGGATTCCACGAAGGGCAAATGGAGTTTCACGATTCTAACGCAAGATTCCGTATACTCGCATGTGGAAGACGTTGGGGCAAAACGATTTGTGGCGCAATTGAAACCTTCTTAACCATGATGAAGACTGCTCCGGGAAGTGTTGGGTTTTGTGTAGCACCGACTTACTGGCACACTCAGAAGCAATGGCGCGAATTTCTGTTAAGATGCCCACCACAGTTCATTAAACACATTAACCGAGCTGACCATCTAATCACAATGTTCGGCAACAGACTTCTATGGTTCAAATCTGCTGACAATCCCGACTCCTTAAGGAGCGAAGGCTTAAACTTCCTATGGGTAGACGAAGGAGCTCAAATCAAAGAAGACGCTTGGAACCTTGCGTTAAGACCAGCGTTGATGGATAAGAAAGGCAAAGCCATTTTCACTGGCACACCGAAAGGACATAACTGGTATTATCAAGTTTGGACTCGAGGACAAGACCCAAAACAAACGGATTATAAAAGCTGGAACTATCCTAGCCAAAACAACCCTTACCTTGACCCAAAAGAAATAGAAGACTTCGCTCGGGACATGCCTAAACGCGCCTACGAACAAGAAATCCTTGGCTTATTCATTGAAGATGTTGGAAGCGTGTTTCGCGGAGTTAAAGACTGCATTAAAGGCGATCTTGAACCGCCTAAAGAAGCTAAACGATATGTTATGGGAGCGGACTTAGCGAAATATGAAGACTTCACAGTATTATACGTCTTGGATATGGATGGACATCTCTGCGCCAGTGACCGTTTCAGCGAACTTGACTGGGTATTTCAAAAGAAACGTGTCGTTAACTTGGCAACTAAATACAACGCAAGACTACTTATTGACGCAACGGGGCTTGGAGACCCCATCTATGATGAACTAAAGCGGGAACAGATACGCGTAGAAGGCTACAAATTCACGTCAGCAACAAAAAAAGACTTAATTGAAAACTTAAGCATCATGATAGAAAACCATCAAGTCAGTTACCCAGACATCCCTGAGTTAATCAATGAGTTACAACTGTTCGGCTACACAAGAGGCAAAACTGGGTTAATCCATTATAGTGCGCCTGAAGGCTACCACGACGACTGCGTGATTGCGTTGGCGTTGGCGTGTTGGCAACTTAAGAAACCGAAAGGGTTTTTCATATGAAAACGTTGACGATTACTAAATGCCCACAGTGTAAAGACCCTGTGTTTATTGAAGAAGAATTGGGGCATCAAAAAATATACTGTAGGGCTTGCGGTTTCTTTTTTCACCGAGGGTAAACTATGAAACTGAAGTTTTGGGAAAAATTCAAAGGCTTCTTCGTCAGCGGAGGCCCCGCACGAAAACGCAAAAGCTTCTGGTTAGGCGAAAAAAGCTGGAGTGACCGATGCAAATATGTTGACCAAATCTACGAAGATCATCCGCTTGCGAAAGCGCAGATATTAACGGTTGCGGGTCAGCTGATCGCTGAAGGAGTGTTCACTGAAGTAGCCTACGAAGATGGTCCCCACCAAACGCGTAGCGAAGAAGCTAAAGACAAATGTGACGACTTCAACGAGCGTATTGGTTTAGACACGATGCTGTATGAAACGGCTGTGCGGATGGCTAAGTATGGAAGCTGTTTCTGGGAGAAAACGTCTGAGCCAGTGTTCGATGTGCGGTTGCATCCAAACCAAGAGTTGATTGAACCGAAAACGTTGGACGCTACAGAAGGCGTTACGGTGTGGAGGCAGACTGACGGCTACAAGGAAGTTGCTGAATATGGTGAAAACGACCTCATCCACTTCGCTTGGAACATCACACCCAAAACGTTTCCCTATGGCACATCTCTATTAACTGGGTTAGACACCGTGTTCGAGACGCTGGATCAGTTGAGAACAGACATTAAAGAACACATGCATCACAGCGCGTTCCCATATGAACTATACCAAGTTGGCGATGGGCAATATATGCCTGATGATGCTGAAGTTTCAGCTATTAGAAGCAGCGTTAAAAAATGGAAGCCAGGAGAAAAACACGTCACAAGCTACCCTATCGACCTTAAAACTGGAGGCACAGGAGACAAACCCGTATCTAACTTAAACGACATCTTGAACTATTTGAAAGACGAGTGTATTGACGGTTTGATGGTTCCACCCATATCTAAGCAATGGTCATCAACGATGGCTTCAGCGACGGAGATGTTGCCGTGGGCACAAGCCAACCTCATCCGACCAATGCAGCGGATCATAAAACGGAAAATCGAACATGATGTCTATCAACCATATCTTGAAAGCTTAGATTACAGTGTGAAGGTTACACCGAAGCTTGAGTGGGAGGCTCCTGACGCTCATAAAGACGAAGAAGCAGAATACTGGGCTCTTCAAGTTCAAAGCGGAATAGTGCCCGCTGAGTATGCGGCTATGGAGCAAGGCTTCGACATGGACAAGATTAAAAAATTTAGGGATGAGCAGGCGCAACGAGAAGAGGAAGCTGCTCAGTTAGGTAAGACTTTCCCGATTAGTCCTGGGCAAGGTGTAAGACAGAAGATTCAGCCAGAAGAGAAAAAAGAATGAAACTGTTTGAACATGTGGGTTGGGAAGTCAGCCACGATCCGCACATGTGGTGGCGTTATGACGCAAGGATAACAAGCCCTAAAACATGTCACCTTTGCCTTGGATTAGATGGCACCCATTATAGAGGCGACGAATTAGACAACGCCTTTCCATATCACTTTCACGTAAGAGTGAACGCTATAAAAGCGAGGGCGCACATGCCCCGAGATCTATATTGTCGTTGCATGTTAAGGTGGACTGGACGAACAGAAGATATCATGCAGAACCCGTATGGCATCTTGAAACGTAAGGCAGAGAAACCTAAAGTTCCAGAGAAAGTTAAGCTTTCGCCTGACGAGAAAAAAATGTGGAAACGAACAACTAAGTTTGCGCGTGAAACCTATGCGAGTAGGCGTGGTCGGTTGCGGTTACTGGGGTAGCAAACACATTGTTAACTTAGCGAGGCTCAACGTTGACATTGTGACCTGTGACATCAACGGCACCAGAAACTACCGTTCATCAGAAACCATGTACCGTAGCGAACAGTTAGATGCTGTCACAATATGCACTCCACATATTTCGTTGGCAACCGAAGCGTTGAACGCCATCAAACATGAGGTTCCAACGTTAGTTGAGAAGCCGATGGCAACCAACAGCTTCGATGCGCTGAAAATTAAAGCAGCAAGCGAAGCCACTGGCGTGTTGGTGATGCCTGGGTTCATAGAAAGGTTCAACGCAAACTTAACGTCAAGCAACCACACATTAATCCGGAAAGGCCCACCTTTCAAACATAGAACGTTAATCTGGGACTTGCTTATCCACGACATAGATTTGGCGCGTTACCTAAACATGGAAACGGCAACGTTTGACTGTGGGTGGTCGGAACAGAAACAACGCACTTTCCATGATGACGGTGACTCTCTTTATCGGGAGCTACGTCATTTCTTGCGTTGCGTCAGAGGCTTAGAAAAGCCAATTGTCACGGTTGATGATGGTGTGCAGGCGGTGGTAATTCTAGAGCAGATACAGGCGGAAATGTAATGAAAACAAAACAAGACGTAAAAGAGAAACTTGTTGACTTGGACTGTGACTACCGCCATTACCGAGTAACGCCAGTCAAAGAGGTAATTTTGACTGTTCAGATGGAAACTTTAAAGTGGGTTTTACGTCAGGAACCGTGGAAAAACTGGTTCAACTGGTTTGAAACCCACGAACTATATGAAACTGAATCCCAAAAACCGTGAGGAATGAACATTATGGCTAAATCAGCTTTGAAAGAAGGATTTCCAAGTGTTTCAACTGCTATAGAAGAAACTGAAACAGAAGCCATTTTCAAAAAACCATCTCCTTGCGCCAAAAAAACATTGTCAATACATGAACAGTTACAGAAGATTCGAGAGCAACTTGACCCCGTTGATTTGTCTCCTTTAATCGCACGGTTAGAAGCTATAGAACTGCAACAAACGATCATTATCAAGTTGCTGAACCAGAAGCTTGCGTTAGATGTGCAGGAAGAAGAGTTGATGAAGCTTATAAAACAAAAGATTGAGGCTAACAAATGAGTCAACGCATGACTAGAATGCAACGGCTGCTAACAGCCTACTTACTTTATGAACTGTCAAAACCGCGAGTCATAAAGCAAATCTCACGGCATATTGGCGGGGGAATCGGCAAGCATGGCAACGACATGCATACGACTGGCTACACGAGTTACAGCGATGCGGATGCTGTTGCGGCTGTTGAAGGTGAAGCGGCTTATGCCTTGCTTGCTGGGCGTGCGACTGGTCAAACGCTTATCGGCGGAACAGGATCAGGCGACGACTTAACTCTGCAAAGCACAACCGACACAACGCCTTCAGGTTTTTCAGGGCACATTATTCTTGACAGTAACGTTGTTATCGGAGACGGCTATATACTCGATATGACGGGAACATTAAACATTATTGACATGGGTTATAACCCAATTAAAATTGGAACTACAACTGCTGGAGGCGATGGTATTGCTTTGCTAGTTAAATATCTTGATGATGATTACTTACGTATTCGTGATCGTGCTGACGTAAACTATCTTCATATAAAACTTCAAGACCTTATCGCTTATGGGGCTTTAGATGTTACTGGTGATGCCACGTTTAAAGGTGATGTGTTAGGTGATACTGCTACTCGCTTGGGAATTGACAACACAACTACTTATTTCAGCAGTGGCTACATCGAAGAGTTGAGGGTTGGCTGGCTGACTGATTGGAACGCTTCTAACTATTATATTGAGATGGATAGTGCAAGCGGCTTAATCAGCGTTTATATTGCTGGAAGCAAAATAGCGAGTTTTGATTCTGGCGGCTTACAGATGACTGGGCTGGGAGATGTGGATGTTGGAGCAAACGGTTTAGTAACTACAAACCTTGAGTTGAATCAAGAGGATGCTAATTATCTTCGAATAGTGACAAAAGGAACAGTAAGTAAGAAAAGTCTTCATGTGTTAAATATCAACGCTGACGCAAACATTTTTTGCGGTAGCTTCACAGGAACTTTCACAAGCAGTAACATTCAAACTAAAGGAGCTACAAACGCAGCTTTTAATTTTCGAGCGTGGAGAACAGGCGGTTACGACCTTGTCGCTGCTGTGAAAGCTAACGCCGGTGCTGCGGGAACAGCATATTTTGATATTTACCAAGGTGGCGACATCACCATGCTAGATGCTAAAAACATTGCGGTAAACACCACTACAGGCACAAAAATTGGAACCGCTACCAACCAGAAACTCGGATTTTTTAATGCTACCCCTGTAGTTCAGCAAGCATTTACAGCAGTGTCAGATCCACCTACACAAGCAGAAGTAACAGCGATAAGAGATGCTTTAGTTAATTTAGGTTTAATGGCGGCAGCTTAAAGGAGGTGTATGTTTTGATTTTAGATGACAACGCAAACTTAATCATCGCCAAATACCAGGAAATCGCTAAGAAACTAAACGAAGTAAGCAACTATGCAGGTCAAATAAAGTCTCAGCAGGTGTTCGGGGATCACACGTTGAAATGGTCTGATGAAGTGAAGCAGGAAATCTACGATAAGTATTTGGTTGCTAAAGCCGAGTTAGCCACGTTGGTTTCAGAGTTACCGAGTTGATAAATATGTGTCCGTTTGGAAAATGGGAAAACCACACTACATGCGTAACAGACATGATGGGTGCACCCAACAACTACGATGAGGAAACCGCGCATAAAACATGCACGAAACTGGAGCAGCGTTTAGAAGGCAGAGAAGTATTCAGAGTGTTGAAAGCTCAGGGAAACAGGCGTGTAGTCGCTCAGTATGTGCATGTGGAAGGTGTAGACCTCGCTAACGACGTGATTCCTAACCATCGCGTGAAAGAAGCTTTGGAAGATTTGAAAGCCCGTGATCCACGATACCATAATGTGATGTGGAGACACACCAGCTATCAGATAGGACATCCACTGTGGAGCTTCACCGACGAGGAAGGCGTACAACATAAAACGGAGGTTGACGAGTATGGTTTATGGGGAATCACTGAGATACGCAATGATGGCTACGTAACAGCTGATAAAATGTGGAGTGACATATTAGCTGGTAAGTCTATGGGCGCAAGCGTCGGCGTAATGAGCGTTGACGGGAACCCACTTAAACCAGTAATTCTAAGCAAAGACGAGCTTGTTAAACGTAAGTTGCCAAGTCGGTATTTAAACGCTCGTTACTACGATCAGCCATTACAGTTCATTGAACCATGGAGTTTCACGCCGCAGCCTATGAACCAGAACGTGACGAATATTATGGTGCTTGCGAAGGAAATCTGTGAACCCTGCGTTAAAGCACGGGCTGAATGGTACTTGAAGAAGGGAGTCTGTGAAACCATGACGGAGGCTCTTGCTAGAGCACGTGTTTTCTTCGAGAAATATAACGAGCAAGAACTAGCAAAGTCTGGAAATTGTGACCTTGAACGATGCCAAGGCGCATGTTGCACGTTTATGACGCAGTGGGAAACAAGGAAAGACAAAGACTTCAAAAGTTACCTGCGGCTACACAACGTTCAATTTAAAGAAGTGCATAATGGGTTGTGGCTTAAACTTCCCGTTCCATGCCAAGCCTTCAACCAGCAAACCAAGTTGTGCACTGCTTATGATAAGCGCCCAAACATCTGTAGAGTGTACCCACGTAGAGAATCACCTTTCATAAAGAAGGAAGATTGCTCACTGTTAATGTCTAGGCTAGGAACGAAACCGTTTCTCGCTAAATCTGTTGAAGAGGACACTTGTAAAGAAGATGAGGTGCTTGATCCTGAAACAGGCGAGTGCATCCCTAATCCCGCTCCTGAAGACGTAAGAGATGCGAAAGCTGAAATCAACAAGGACTTGAAGGATGAGGTTCATGAGATTTTACTTAGGCATGGGTTCAACAAGTTAAGGAGGGAGTAATTATGGGTGAGATGGATGCTCAAGTAGATTCGAAAAATCCATTTGTTGAAATGGTTGATACCATTACTAAGGTATTCATAAACTATGGTATGCTTATAGTACAATTAGAAAAGCGTATCTCTGATTTAGAGAAAAAACTTTCATAGTCATTTCGTTATGACACATAGCGCCCCAAGATGACGGGGAAAACCATAAGGATTTGCGN